TTTTGGTGATACTGATTATAATCAGCATTATATGAATGATATTGACCATACGATTGAAATTCTCGAACAAGAACTTTCTGAAAAATATAAGGATGAAAAGGGCAGAGAATACTATAAAGGTGATTATTTTTACTCCGCATCTTGGTAAATTAATTTTTTATGAAAACATTTAAAGATTTAAATTTTGAACCCCATACTGGTGGTATAGGGTGGATGACTAGAGAATATTTTGATAATGGGTATGGTGTTAGTGTAGTTCAAACTCCTTTTTCGTATGGTGGTAAGACTGGATTATATGAACTAGCGGTATTAAAAGATGGAGAAATTCATTATGATAATCCTATTGCAAATGGTGATGTAGTTGGTTATTTAAGACCAGAAGATGTAAGTGATGCGATGTTAGTAATTCAGAAGTTTTAATATGAAAAACGAAACAGATATTCTAATAAAAATATCAGAATTAGAACTTGCACTCTCAAAAGAGATGAAACTCGATATCCTACACGATATTAATATATTAAAAATACAAACTCAAATTGATACTCTTAGATGGGTATTAGAAAAATAAATTATGGAAAGAAAGGTTATAAAACAAGAAGCAAAAAAAGAAATTCAAATGAATATCCTTCCAAAGGAAGATGAGATTCGAGTAGTACAATACGATGAACCGGCTGTGGTAAAACAAGTTGAACAAATGTATCCCGAGATGACGGATGAATTCAAAGCAATTATGTTTACTCAATATGAGTTGTTTTGTAAAAAACAATTAAACTATGGCCCGAGTAATATTTCCGTAGGAACTCAATTACAAACCCAAGATGATGTTAAATTATCCTTGACTGGATTGTGGTTCAGAATGAATGATAAAATCCAATCAATTATTTTTCGTATCTTTGTAATTCAAAAATAACACCAAAAAAAGTATCAGAAAATCGGTAAATTCTATACTTATAAGTACACACCGCGAGTAGGAAAGACTCGTAAATAAAACCATAAAACAAATTAATTAATTAACTTTAAAACAAAAAGAAAATGGCATTAGACATTAACGCAATCCGTGCTAGATTAGGCAAATTGCAAAACACTCAAAAGAAAACCGATGCATTGTGGAAACCAACTCCTGGTAAGCATCAAGTAAGAATCGTTCCTTACAAGTTTAATAGAGACAATCCTTTTATTGAACTTTATTTCCACTACAATATCAACAACAAAACTTATCTTTCCCCTATGTCTTTCGGTAGACCTGACCCAATTGTGGAGTTTGCAGAGAAACTAAAAAGAATGGGTGATAAAGAAGATTGGAAGGCAGCTAAGGCAATGGAACCTAAGTTGAGAACTTTCGTACCTGTCATCGTTCGTGGTGAAGAAGGTGAAGGAGTTCGTTTTTGGGGATTTGGTAAAACGGTATATCAAGAAATTCTTGGATACATTGCAGACCCTGATTATGGTGATATTACCGACCCAACTGCAGGTAGAGATTTGACCGTAGAATATGTATCTGCTGAAGATGCAGGAACTTCGTATCCAACAACTACACTTCGGGTTAAACCAAATCAAACTCCAATTTCTGAAGATTCAGCAAAGGCAAAGGCGTTCATTGACGAACAAACTGCTATTACTGAATTGTATCAAGAACTTTCTTACGATGAATTGAAGAATGTATTGGAAAGTTGGTTAGACCCTACAAAGGCAGCTCAAACTACATCAAGTGAAAAATCAGTAGCACAAGAAACACTTTCTACTACCAAGACGGTATCCCATGATATGGGTGGTTCGGTAGAAACTCCAAAAGTATCAAGTTCTTTGACTGATGTTGAAGCAGCATTTGATGATTTATTTAATTCCTAATTAAACCTTATTTATGGCAAAAAAACAAGAATTGGATTTAGCGGATATCCTTGCGGATGAGCTAAATAAATATTCCAAAGATCAGAAGGTAGCCTTCTTTCTCGATGGAGATGAAGCACCCACCAATGTTGATGGATGGGTATCTACTGGATGTGCAATGTTGGATGTTGCAATTTCTAACCGCCCTTATGGTGGATTGCCAGTAGGTAGAATTGTTGAGGTAACTGGTTTAGAACAATCAGGTAAATCATTACTATCCGCTCACCTCCTAGCTGAAACACAAAAGCTAGGTGGTGTTGCGGTATTGATTGATACTGAAACTGCAGTAAGTAGAGAATTTTTAGAAGCAATCGGTGTGGATGTTTCTAAACTACTTTATGTATCGGCAGATTCAGTAGAACAAATCTTTGATTTTACCGAAACCATCATTGAAAAAGTTAGACAAACTGATAAGAATAAGTTGGTAACTATTGTAACCGATTCGGTTGCAGCAGCATCAACTAAAACTGAATTGGCAGCTGATTATGGAAAAGATGGATATGCTACTGATAAGGCAATCATCATCTCAAAGGCGATGAGAAAAATTACCAACATGATTGGTAGACAAAAAATCCTTTTGGTTTATACTAACCAACTCAGACAGAAACTAAATGCAATGCCATTCGGTGACCCTTGGACTACTTCAGGTGGTAAAGCCCTTGCATTCCACGCATCAGTTCGTTTGAGATTGAAAGGTATGGGACAGATTAAAGTTAAGACTGGAGGACAAGATAAGATTGTGGGTATGAAAGTACGAGCACAAGTTATCAAGAATAGAATGGGCCCACCTTTGAGAGCAGCAGATTTTGATATTTTCTTTGATAGAGGTATTGATAATTATGGTTCTTGGTTGGGTGTTATGAAAGATAATAAATTAGTTAAACAAGCAGGTGCTTGGTATGCTTATATCGATACCGAAACTGGTGAAGAAGTAAAATTCCAATCAAAAGATTTTATTGAAATGATGGAAACTCGTGATGATTTACGAGAACAAATTTACAAAAAGATTTGTGAAGATGCAGAAGCAGATAAGGCTAAGGCTTTACTTACTTTGGATTTATTGGGAAACACCGGTGTTGGTATTGGTGACCATTCAACAACTGATTTTTACAACAATGCAGAAGATGCATTAAAAATGTTGGTGGATGCTGATGATAGATTAAAAGCAATTGATAAATATTTTTCCAAATAATGAAGGAACTCTACAAAAACATTTTGAACTCGGTTGAAATAGAACGCAACCAAAATATCGATAAACATAAGAATTCTCGAGTGTTGATTATCGATGGTCTAAACACATTTATTAGATGTTGGACATCCATTCCTACAATGAATGATAACGGTGACCATGTCGGTGGTGTAGTTGGTGTTCTAAAATCAATAGGTTACGCAATAAGACAAGTTCAACCAACAAGATGTATTGTAGTGTTCGATGGAAAAGGTGGTTCTCAGACTCGTAAAAAACAATTTGATGGGTATAAAGCACAAAGAGAAGAAAACCGTTTTAGAGTAAATCGTCAGTATACTGATTTAATGACAGTAGAAGATGAAAAAGAATCTATGAAACGGCAATTCGTCTGGTTACATGAATTATTACATTACCTTCCAGTTACATCAATGATATATGATGGAGTAGAAGCAGATGATGTAATGGCTTATATTACAACTCAATTGTTAAAAGAGGATGAGCAGGCGGTGGTGATGTCTACTGATAAGGATTTTCTCCAATTAGTAGATGATAAAACCATCGTCTGGTCCCCCACTAAAAAGAAAATCTATAACAAAAAAGTTATACGAGAAGAATTTGGAATTGAATCAAAGAATCTTCTTCTATATCGTATATTAGATGGTGATGTATCAGATAATATACCAGGAGTTTATGGTTGTGGTATCAAAACAGTGATAAAAAGATTCCCCGAAATTACTGAAGATAAACAATTATCAGTAGATGATTTATTCCAACTTTGTGAAACTAAAAAAGTAGAAACTAAAGGTAAGGTAAAATTGTATAATGATATTCTTGAATCAAAAGAACAAATTCTAATGAATGAGAAATTGATGCAATTAAAAGACCCTGATATTAGTGGTATAATCAAAATGCAAGTGTTGGATAGATTTAACGAAGAAATCAAACCACTAAATAAAATTGATTTTCTAAAAATACTCCTAAAATATAAAGTTGTCAATAACTTTGGTGATGTAAATGATTGGTTAAAAGGAACATTTGGAAATATTATAACTGATTAAAAAAATGGAAATAAATTTATACGATATATTAGATGTAGCAGAAGATGCCGGTTCCCTAAAACCCGATGGTCCTGATGGAAATCCTGATTTTTATGATGATGCTATTGTTGGTATAACCGATGATGGGAGATTGGTATATTCAAAAGAAATGATGGTACAACTCCTTCATGAATTTGATGAAACCGAATATACTGAAGCAATTGATTTTTTAGGATATAATTGTTGGGGTGCATATGTAGGAGAAATGACACCGATTTATATCAACCAATACTGGTAATGGAAATCAAAGAATACTTTAAAAAGTTTTATGGGATGACTCCTTATCTTACTATTGAGAAAGAGGAGTGGGATTGGATTAAACAAACTTGGGAAAAAGAAGAAGTTGTAGAAGCAATTTCTGATGTTCTCCATACATATCCATACCCGTTACCCGATATGTCCGATGAAGATGTTCTAAAAGATTATCAAAAATTAAAAGGAACTTGGTGGAAAGATATTCTTGTAGAAGGTGATTGGTTTCCAAGAAATGGAAGAGATTCAAAGTATGATTTGAATTTTGATGGTAAACCAATGTATTTTAAAAAGATAAATACAGGAAACAAGGCATCAAATAAATTCCATATAGAAAATCGTCATAAAGTAGATTGGGTAAGAATGCCATCAGGTTTTAGAACTTGGCAAACTCCAAAAGGAATTCAAACAGTAGTTCGTGCTTTTTTCTCACTTGCAGACCATTTGGTAGATGTAAATAAAGGGAATATAATTCTTGCGGTTCAGATGAGAAAGTATGTTGCTTCTCAATTCAAACCAGTCATTGCTAAAGCATTTTATGATTACTTTAAATCCGAGAATGTATTAGATTTTTCAGCAGG